AAGAGACAGATTGTAGTAAGCGCGTTGACACCGCCCCCATACCCCAAGGCAAGCTCGGCAACCTTCCCCCGCTGCCTTAAGTCGTCGCCCTTGTGTACCGGGACACCGAACATTTTAGAGGCGGAAGCGCAATATATATCCGCTTTCGGGTCGTTAAATAAGTCTAAACGCCATTGCTCGTTTGCAACCCAGGCAATTACACGTGCCTCAATCGCCGAGAAGTCAGCCACAGCGAACGTGTACCCCTCGGGGGCGATAAACGCGGTGCGTATAATTTGCGATAGTATATGCGTAGGCCTGTCGTATATAACTTCCATCATATCCAAGTCGTGCAGCTTTGCCAGGTCTCGCGCCCCGTCCAGGTCTTCGATGTGGTTTTGCGGTAGGTTCTGTAATTGGACCAGGCGCCCAGCCCAGCGCCCGGTACGGTTCGCGCCATAGTAACGGAACAAACCCCTAATACGGTTGCCCCGTCCGGCGCTCGCCAGCATGGCGGTGTATTTGGCGTTCGACGTTTTACCTATTTCCCTACGAAGGTCGATAACGTCTAACACTGCTTGCTTATCCTCGTCAGTAACGTTTTTAAGGCTCGCTATGGTCTTTATCACCCCCTCGATGTTATTCTTATTGAGGGAATCGATAACCACGCCTGTACGCTCTTTAATGAAGCCTTTTAACTGTGGCATGGACTTTAGAGAACTTAACCCGAAATCCTTTTCGGCTTTCTCGGTGAGACGCGCTTTATATTCTTCGTCCATATCTTGCGCGGCGTGTGCCAGCTCGAGGTCTGCCAATATACCGTAATCGTTTATTCGTTGGTCAGCTGCATAAATTCGCTGCTCTTCTTCCGGGAACTCAAACCGGGACAACTTACCGAATATCTCCTTTTCCGATAGCACATCATATCGCAAGTAATCTATGAACTCTTTCCAGTCCTCGGGGGCGTGTTCCGGTAAATTACGTGTGCGACCTCCGTTTGTTTTGGTAGGTTTGCACGGAATCGAAAAGTAACGGATAAGGTTTTTGCCCGTTCCCTTCTTCTTATCGTCCAGGTTAAGAATGTTAGATACCGCTTCCAACGATGCAGGCATACCGCAATATAACGACATATTTGCCGTACAGAAAAAACGCATAGGGCTGATGTCAAACCCGTATTCACGCAAACAGATACGTTCAAACGTAGCGTTGTGTGCTACTATCACAACGTCCTCGTTGTTCTGTACATACGCGAACAACTCGTTGAACTCACCCAGCCCTCCGGGCTTTGTTAGGTCAATTATTGTAACGTCCGTATCGGTGTCCCACATGTATCCGCAGAGGAGAATCTCGAAATTCTCGTCCTCACAGTATTTATAGTTACCAGCGCTTTTAATATCGGTTTCGGAATATGTTTCAAAGTCTATAAATAAATGTTTCATAATATACAAAAGGCTTTTGAGTTAATGCCTTGAATCTCTTTCGCGTAACCAATAACCAATTGCAAATTAGGGTTGCTAAACAATATCGCATTGTCTCGGGTTCTCACTAATGTGTGATAATAATTAGCTCCGCTCGGTTGGTTATACACATAGTCTATAAAATACTTCGTTTTAACTTTCATAACTTCTTTGGTTTTAATTGTTATTACTATTATAACGACAAAGGTACGACAATGTTTTTAATAAACAAGAAGAAAGGCTACTAATTGCATTTACTTAACAATTAGTAGCCTTTTAACTTAATCGGCAAAAATAGGCGAGTAGAAAATAAAGCCTCTTTTCTCGTTCAGAATAACGTATGTTTGCTGTGGCTCTTCGTATGCCAGCCCGTGACCCATTGCGAACGCGTCGAAGCCCTTCAAGGAACCGTTAACACAAACCTCTTTAGTATATACCATTTGGTGGTAATGCCCGATAAAGGCTTTATCAATTTGTATTGTTTGGCTCATTTTGGCGTACCAGCGCATCATTGACGGGTAAATACCCCCGATACCGCCAGCCGTGCGGAATTGATGCCCGTGTGCAAATAACACTTTCTTTCCGTACACGTCGATATAAGCAAATTCACTTTCGGGGATAATGAAACTGAATTTTGTCAGCCCCATAAGTGCTAATGTATGCTCTATGTCCTTGTACATAAAATACTCATAATTCATCTCGAAACCGTTGCTAAACTGCATCTTTTTTGTGGTCCTTGAGTGGTTTCCGCATATGCCGATGACGGTTATCTTTTCAAGTTCCGGCAGTTGGTCGCGCAAATACTTAAGTCCCGAAATAATTAGGTTTTTAACAAAGTTAACGCCTCGCATCGGCGACATGCTATTTGTTTGCTCGAGTTCGGGGTGTATGTATCCGCCTATCATATCGCCAATCAAACCGATAACCAGGTTATCCACCGGCTTTTTCTTTATCATGTACGCGGCATTCGCAAAGAAATTAGTGATACGCTTTTCTGCGATATCCTTGTTATACTCGTTTTTGCCCAACACTGTAGAGGCTTTTACCACTTCGTCGGCATGCCAGTCCGATGCGATGAGAAAGCCCGTATTACCCTCGTCAAGTGATGTCTTTTTCTTCGGTGTGATGTCTACCAGTTCGACGGGCGGCGCGTCCTTCTTCAAACCGATAATACCCTTTAGTTCTTCTTCGTTGTAATAGCTTTTAAGCTCCTCTATCAATGGGTCTACCCCAATAATGGGTTGCTGTACCTCTACAACTGTTTTGCCCTCACGAGCTGCCCAATATGCCTTGTTGACCTTATTATACTTTCTCAACGGTTCGCCCGTTGCCTTTGAAATTCTAACACCTTCTGCGTTTACGTACGAATCGTATTTTCCCATTTTTGCTTTTTATTTTTGGGCGGCTGCTACACCGCCCGGTTATTAATCTGTTTAATTGAATTGTTAGTTGAATAAATCGTCGTTATCGTCTGCAAAGTCGAAATCATCAACGCTTGTACCGCCGTCAAGTCTTTCATCGTCTCGGGTCTTCTGCACACCGTTCAAACCTACACTAACACCGTATTTCCCGGTGAACTCATACGAATAAATTGATACGGCAACATTACCCCAAGAGCCACTATAAACCTCGTTCCGGTCTGTGATGTACTGTTTCTTACCGTCAATCACGATAGGAGCGCCTTGCTTCTCTCTGCGCTTTGCGTTGATAAAGTAGCAACCTTGATACTCTGCACCGTCTTTTTCTTCGTCACCGTCTCTTAACGGGTTAGTCCATACCTTCGGGTCCTTACCGTTCAACTTCGGATAACGGGCTTTCATCCCATCAAATTCTTGTTTGATAGCTGCCTTAATCTTTGATACTTCCGGGCTATCTTTCGGAATCAATAAGCATACACTGTAAATTGCTTCTCCTTGTCCGTTGATTTGTTGCGCTTCAAACAATCTAACATAACTCAATCTCGCGTTCTTAATCATTAATTTCATAATAAACTTGTTTTGTTTTTGCCCTCTAATCGGTTCGGGCGTTCCGTTTTTAATTTGATGTTGCAAAGATAACAAATAAATCAATAGGTTGTTTACTCTGTTAACCTTGTTTAACTTTAAAAGTCTTTGGTGCTATTGAAATAGCATAGTCTAAGTCTCTTTGGTCTGCCACCCATACGATAAACTTCGGGTCATTTTTGTAGCATGTTCCAAAGGCATATCTATTTAACTTTTTGATAGCTTTAATCTCGTCCATACTGAATTCCTTTAGGGCTACCAAAAGTTTCTGCATATCTGTAGAGGTTCTTTCAAGTTCTTTCTTGCTCCAGGTACGGAATTGCTTTTTGTTCCAAAACTTTGTTCTTTCTTGAATCTCTTTCTCTGTTAGAATACCGTTGTTACTTTTCATATCGTTTTGTTTTTAAATTGATAATGCAAATATAACGCTTTATCTGATAGGTTGGTTCTTTCGTTAACTTCTTTTATGAATTTAATTCCTCGAAGTCATCAATAGTTGGGCTTAGCTCCTCGCGTTTATCACTTTCGGGGGCTAAAGTTGGCAGCCCTTGTGGCTTGACTATCAGACCGTCAAGCGTTGCGGCGAGCGGTTTCTTGCCTACCAAGCGTTCCAGGTCTCCGATACCTTTCAACTTTCTGTTAGTTACGTCCTCGGTAGATAGCCCGATAGCCTTTAGGCGCTCTATGGCTGTTTCCGTGTCGTTTATGACACGTGCTGACCTACCCTCTACAAGCTTCCACCCCTTGACCTTTTTGCCCCGTGTAGCGGCTTGCATCGCGAAAGTTTTAACTGACGCAAGCCAGTCGGTGAACATGTCGGACTTGCTTAGTATATCCCCTATCTCGTCAAGCGTTAGCGCCTTGGTGTCACCGTAGGTCTCGAACTCGTTAACTAAAGCATCTTTCTGTGCCCTGCATTGGGCTTTGAACTTACAGAACTTACAATGACTACCTACTTTGGTTTCCCCTTGTCCTGCCCACGCCTTTTCAGCCGTCGGGCGGAGTACGTGTATTGCCCAGTGGGTCAAGTCCCGTGCGGACATCTCGAATACCGAGTAATTGCCTAACCGTACTTGTGCGATGTGCATACGTACCTTTTCAATCTTGGCGCGGTGGTGTGGTTCCAAGGAGTTAAGTACCCCGATAGCGTACATCATTAATTGGCTGTTCCCGTTGGCGTCTACTTGTACGCCCTTTCCGTATTTTAAATCGATGATGTTTAGAACCGTTTCGCCTACTATGTCACAGTCACAGCTACCGAAACACTCGGGAACGTATGCGGTTAGGTCGAACTTCCGTTCTATACTCATTTTAGCGCCCTCCTCCAGCTCGTAGATGTCGCACACGTAGCAAACGTAATCGGTTACGTAGTGTTCCATTTCCGAACTATAATATTTGTTGTTACGTATCTCATCGGGTACGGGCAATTCGTCCAATAACGGTAGGTATTCCCCGGCTAAATACTTTTCTATTGCATGCTCTGCCAACTCATGCGCTACTGTTCCTTCTTCTGATGCTGCGCTACTCGTGCTCTCATACGGTTCTTCCAACCGTGCAGACGGTGTGCAGTTAAGCCAGCGGTGCGAACTGCTTGGGGAAAGCAGGGCATGCGCCCTACTTGTGTGGTCTACCTGTACTTTCATTCTTTTTAATCGTTATAGGTTTCAATACGTTGTTTTAATAGCTCGTACTTCTCGGGCTTGATACGCATAAGAGACGCGCCGCCGAACTCCAACATGATGTCCGTTAATTGCGGACGGGTGATTTTCCCGGTTTTCATCAAATCAATCATGAACGCCTGCATGTCCTTTGCCGTTAGAGGCTCGTTTGAGGCTTTTTCCGGGGCTTTCTCCTCTTCAATGGGAGCTTGTATAGGTTCGGGTTCAATCGTCGCTTGTGGGGCTTCTTTTACGGTCTTTGGCTTTACGGGCTTCCCGACAGTTACGGGTTTTCCGATTTCTTTTTTCACTTCTGCAATAGCGTCTGCTATTGTTTCCTCTGCGATAGCTATCGCTGTGGCTTCGGAATTTGCTTCTTTCTTAAATTCTTGAACGGGGGCTGCGGTCTGCGTCGGTTCGTTAAACGTCGGTACGCTTGTACTGGTTACGGGGCCCTCTGTAGGCGCTTCCATAGTCTTAAGGGGTGCGCTACCAAATAGACGGCTCATTAGGTCATTTACAAATTCCACTTCTTGTGCGTTTGTAACGTCAAAATCAATTGTTAACGGTGTAATCTTCATTTTTTTTTTATATATGGTGAATAACTAATTTACGCTTCTTTGATTTGCTCGGCTTCCAAAATGGCTTGTGCAACCTTTATTATTGTCTCATTATAGAACTCTTCCCACTCGTCACAGTAGATATACATTTCCTCGACGTTCACGGGGAATTGGGTGCCATCCAGCCTTTGAGAATAGTAAGAGAATATAAACTCTTCGAACGTCGGCATCTCTTCCACTGCGTCGATAACTTGGTATTTGTCCTTTCTCGCACTTGCCTGCAAATGCTTTTTCACTTCGTCGATGATAAACTCTTGTTCTTTCATAACTTTATCTTTTTAAACTGTTGATGCAAATATAACGCTTTTGCAAATACGTTGGTTCACTTGTTAACCTTATTTAAGAAAATAGCTTCCGTAAGGTCTTGCATGGAGCTGTATGATACCCCCTCGAACTGGTAGCTGTCAAAATGCCCGTCGAAACGTACCTCTGTGAAAGGCGCGCTTTGTTCCGTACCGTTATCATCCAAGAATACAAGGATATGGCTTTTCATCTCGAACTTACCTTCTTTAATCGTTTCACTAAAAATACAGTTAATCGCTTTCATAATTCTACTTTTTAATCGTTTACCTCTTTTTAATAATCAAGTTGTTTTGCTCTATGAAAGTAACTGCCTCCTTCTTCGTTTTGAACCGTTTGGATTGACCATTGTAATACTTCCCGGTTATCGGGTCTATTATGTTTACTTGGAATCCTACCGAGCCGAGGACGGTTACTTTAATAATATGCGCTGACGTTCTCACAATTCTACTTTTTAATCGTTTATTTCCGTTTTAATGTCTTGGTGACCTCATGCCATCCAGGAAACCTTTGTTTCCTTTTGACATTACAAAGATATGGCAAATATCAATAGGTTGTATCTCTTTTTGTGCTAATAAACCTTAATCAAAAGTGAAAAGATGTAAAGAAATAGCCGGCGTAAACTAAAGTGCTGATTTCCAATGGCGTAGACTGCACTGCACAGAAGCACACCTAAATTCCTAAACTTTAATATAGGATATAGTGGTTTATACAGCTCGTTCTATAGTGGTAAATGCTATTTTCTCCAGGATAATGTTTTACCTCCTTTTTACTGTGTATACTGTGCATTTACATATAATGTATTATAATATAGAGAGTTAGAGTGCACAAAGACCTGCACAGACCTACTTTTCTACTGTGCAGTCTGTGTCTAAAGAATGTTAACAAAAAATGGAGAACTGTTAACAGCCCCCCATTCCCTAATTATTTTAGCTTTACCGCTATGTCTATATCTATCTTTGATTTGGGGTTTTTGTTTGATATGTCGTGCTCTATAGCCTTGACCCCCCATCTGAAAAACAAGAACTTTTTCTTTCGTACCGTGATAACTCCCGTTATCGTGTCCCTGCCTTGGTAGCTTAGTTCTGTACTGTCTTGCTTAACCCTCGCTTGTATCGTGTTCCATGCGTCCCGGTATTCCGCTATAAGTTCCCCGGCTACTGTATCGGTACGCACCACCTCCTTTATTACGGTCTTGGTAACGGTACGCGTTGCGGATAAAGCGTCTTTTACACGAACGTTAAGCGCGTCCACCTCTTTATAGAGGTCTGCGTTCGTCTTCTTTAGCTCCTTGTGCGACATCTCTAAGGCTTTGCGCTTCACTGCTGCATCTCCGAGCTTGGTTTTGTACTCTATTTGCACGTCGTTCATCGCCTCAACGTTACGCTCTAAGCGTCCTATTTCGGCCCTTTGCTTCCTTATGGTGTCTGCCATCTTGGTTATTGCACCAAACAGCACCGTAAGGACTGCAAAGCCTATAATTATCTTTTGTAGTTTATTCATAGCGAATTGCATTAATACGGTTCATCCATCCTTTGCGGTATTTCTCGTTTTTGGGTCTCGCCTTGCATATCTCGTCGATGAACTTTGCCCTATCGTCTTTAATCATTTTAAAGAGCGTAGCCGCGTCCATATCGTTAACGGCTGCAATGGTCTGTTTACCTACAATACCGTCCGCCTTCACACCTAAAAGACGTTGCGGGCGCTTTATACCGTGCGAACCCGAAGCCCATACCCAATCAACTAAGATATTTGCTACCGACTGATTTTTAATCTCGTCCGCTTTCCACCTATCCCAGTACAAGGACTTGAAAACGTCGTGCCATTCGGCATCAGATATGTTTTTCAAGTCATCAATGGTAGGGACTTTTTGCCCCTTCCGCTTCTTGTATTCGGTGAATGTGCCTATAGTGATGCCTTTGTTTGTTGCGCACCCCAGGTCGTCCGGGTCGTTAACGAAACCGCCCTCCCACTGTAGGATGAACGGTATTAATTTACTGCTGTTCGCCATCTTCTTTCTCCTTTTCTTCCAAGGGTATTTCAAATTCGCCATCCTTAATCTTTTTCTTAAGTTGGAAATACTTGCTATTCGCTATGCTGTTTAGCACCTTCACGAATTCATTTCCCGGCTGTACTACCCGTAGGTTTCTCGTTATGTTACGCGCGTATATAATAAGGAATATGCCCGTGAGCGCTTTAACTAAAAGCTGATAATCTATCCCAGGCCCCAACATGTTACACGTTAGGGCTACAAAGAATAAAATTACATTCGTCAAAAACAACTCCTTAACTGCCTGCATGGTCTTTTTGTGCTTGTAGGGCTGTCCTTTCGCCCGGTCTGCCAAATAACCTGCCAGCCAGTTCAACGCGGTAACGATAATCACTAAAAATATAAAGTCCCGTATGTCCGTAACTACTGCCAGAACGGTAACAGCAAAGAACGTGCGGAAATAGGTCTCTAATTGTTCTATCACTTGATTAACCCTATACGGGTGTTCGACACTGTACATGCCTTTATAAACCCGTCCGCCTTCATTTGGCAAATCAACGGCTCCATAAAAAGGTCTGCCTTGCCCCGTTCGGCTTCAAACCTTTTAACCTTGCTTGTATCGGGAACGACTACCGAGCCACCATAGGTCTGAATCTTCATACCCGTGCTCGTACTGTTTTGGTCTGCTATTTGCAAATACCGCGCGAAAGCGTAATAGCAGATAACCCTTTCAAGTCCTGCGAAGTTAGACCCGTCCGAGATATATTTCCCGGGGACAGCATCGTACATGCTGCCAATCTGGGGTAATATGTCGAGTAGGTCTGCCTCGAAGAACGCCTTTTCTATCTTATTATCCTTAACGTCCGTTGCTATCTCAAACAACTGGCGGAACAATATTATCGGGTATGATTTCAGGTCTTCCATCTTCTTCAAATTTATTATTAATTTCTGTTATTGACGGGTCAACCCCGAAAACTTGGTACAACTCGCGCGAAATGCGTTGACGTATCTTTTGCAAGCTATTGCGATAGACCTTTTGCAGCTCCTTTATGACCTCGCCCGAAGCGTTAGAATAGGTCATCAGAGAGCTATCAATAAGGGGTAACGGAATGTTATATGCCGCTATGGCGATGTCCTTTCTAAGGGGTTCTACATATGCCTTGTAAAGCTCCCTATCTATAGGACTGCCTAACTGGTCTACCTTGATAAACGGTTTGTCCGTAGCTACGTTTTCATCCCTTACAGTAAGCACTGAACCGGCGTTCTCGCTACCCATCATATCGGCTAATGTATCGCGGAACTCCTGCTGTGCCTGCTCGGTCTCGAAATCACCGTGCGACACGATACTACACATGTGGAAGCCCCTGCCCAAAGTACGGTTAACGTATTTTCCGTTCTTATCTTCCGCGCCCATCTCGTTTCGTACCGAATGGAACGTGCTAAGTGGATACGGGCGCGTTGTGCCGAGGTTCACATATAATAGCTGCCCCTTATGGTTTTCAATACCTCCGCACTCCTCAACCTCCGATGCGAAATTTTCCGGGTCAAAGGTAGGATATACCGTGGAGTTCTGCGCGCTGCTCGTTGCCTTGACGTTCTGCCTATCCCAGTTATTGAACACGCGCCACCTCTTTATGGTGGGGTCTTTCAAATAGTTGTCATTCATCTCGGCACGGACATATTCAAACGGAACGTTGTACACGTTTCGGGGCTTGTAGCCTTCGTGTGTCAACCCATACTGTATTATCCAAGCCCAGCCCCTAAAACGTGCAACATCGTTTGCCGTAGCCTCTAAAACATCGTCCATGTTACAGCCGTTCCCGTTTGTTATTGACGCGAAATCTTCGTTTTTGAATCCCTCGCAAATAATGTTCTCGGTCATTTTCTCAACCGCGGCCGTAGCTGTCTTTGAAGCGTATATAAGTTCTGCTATCTCCTGCGGATATAAGTTGCCGTCACCGTAGTTAATAATCTTATCGCCCATATTAGCGGACAATTTAAGCGCCTTTTCTACAACAAGCGCGAAACGTCTGTAACCTATCATTTTTAAACCTCCTCTTTATTGATTTCTACGAAGCAATCAGCATATGCTGGGTTTTCACGCATAAGCCGTTCCGCAATTTCGTCTGTCATGTTCGCACTCTTATACACGACACCATCGACGTAATGCACGATACGCGCCCCGGGCTTCATCGCCCATCTGTAAACTACCTTAGTTAAATACTTCGTTTCATACCACAAAGATAAATATTCCATATCCATGTGACAATTACGGTCAAGTTTTAGACCAGTCATTGTGTAATACGCATCTAACTTCTCTTGTAATGTTGCAACCTTCGGTTCAACAACGGGAGCAGTGCTTTCGCCCTGCCCCGTGGTATTTGTTTTTTCTTCTGCCATTTTCTTTTTTAATTAAGTTGCTGGAGTAGATAGCGCGTCATAATCTGCTCTACTCATATCATGAACTGTTGTTCCTACCTGCCAATCCTCAACGCCATAGGTGTATGTTATAAATTCGCTCGCGCTGGAATCGCCAGACAACTCGGTACAAACCAATGGAGCGCCCAAACCATAAACGCGTACAACATCGCCGTGGTCTACCGCGATAACGAGTTCCGCGCGCGCTGTCGGACCCACGATACCCATAGGCACCGCGCTGCTTGCCAACGCATAAGCCCCGGAAAAGCTTTTGAACGTAATTGCTACGTTATACGCCCCTGCCATAATGTCCTGCGACTTCAGGCCTACCGTTACAACCAGGGAGTTGTTAATGCCCGTTATGTTCCAGCCTCGCGCCCCAGTTACCCTCGTTATGGCGGCAAGCCCCGTAGAGCCATCAACCGTAAAACTTGCTATATCCGAAGCGTTAATAAGCTTTGCCGATACTGGTCTACCTAAGTCTGCCCGTCCCGGCGTACCGCACGGCATCGCCAAAGTAGCGGCTATTTTTCCTATACATGCCATATTATTTTTTCCTTTCTTTTTTAGTTAATTACTATCCTACTGCTGCGTCAAAGAGAGCTGCGTAGGCATCCCCGGCCATGCTAAGATTATCCTCGCCAATAACGTTTTCGGGTGTCTCAAGCGTTACGGTAGCCCAAGAACCGTTGTCGTGGCTACTTTGGTCAAATGCTGTCGCACTCATGCCATAATACAACCCGGCTATAGCGGCGCGCTGCGCGCCGGCTGGCTTATACACTATCACAAATGAACCATTAGACATAGCGCTACTAAAGTTGAAATAATCACCTGCTATGCCGTTTGTCACATTTGTAAGGGTGGCGGTGTACGTGAACGCGTTCGGGGCGCCCTCATTAATCTTTAGGGCTTTGGATACAACAAGCGACCGCTTAACCGTGTCAATCTTGTAGGCTTTTGCCCCCGTAACTAAAGTAAGCCCGGTAACTGCACCGCTTACACCGCTCGCGGTAAAACTCGCAATATCCGCTTTATTAATAATAACCGCGCTAACTAAACCAGTCGCGCCGCTGTCGCAATCATAGGCAATTGTGCTTGCCAATTTTGAAATACATGCCATATTATTAAACTCCTACTTTTTCTTTGATTGAATTAACGGCGGCAGATGTCGCACGCATTATGTAATTACCCGCCGAGCCTTCCGGGGCTGCCAGCGTTACCGTCATAAGACTTGCATTCGCGTTGCTGTCCCAGTCCATGCCGGAACACTCCAACGGAGATGTATACCCAACGAACATATTGTTATTGTCTATGTATTCAACAAGGACATAGAACCTCCCCGTTAATAATGAGCGTAAACGCGCCCGTGACATGGTAGTGGAATCTAAACCGGGCAATTTAAACGACACATTAACATCCAATTTTGCCGAAACGTCCATCGTTCGGATAGCCGACGTAACTTGTATGTTTTGCTTGTACCCTTCCACAAGGATAACAGCCCCACCCGAAGATACTGTAGCGGTGAGTATATCTGTGCCGCTCGCGTCCGCGGTCAGCGTAACATCTTCCGCGTGCATCAGATAGATGTTTTTCACACCGACCCGCGGAATAGTACAGCTTACAGTGACGTTTCCCTTAAGTTTATCTAAACAATTTTTTCCCATATTATTTGAAATAAAAAAGGGGCTGGGTTAATATCCCAACCCCTTTAATTAGTAAATGATTTTATTTATTTTCCTGCTTTCGCTGTCAACCACAACTGCATTTTCTCGGGTGCAACCAGCATGGCGTCAGCCGCGAACAAAGTCTGTGAGTAGTAGTTACGGCTCTTTGCGTCCTGGATGAACGGAGCGATAACCGTACCGGCGCTTTCAAGGGCAATCTGAATGTTGTCTTTCGGAGTGAACGCGATAAACGCGGTGTCCAAGCCGTCAACCGTTGCAGCGTTAGAAACGTGTCTCAACTCGTTAATCTTGTAACCCTCGAAGTAATACACCGGGCGGCCGTCTACGATATCGGACTGTGCTACGCTGTTATCACGTGTCTGCAACAAGTTCTTGTACAAGCGCATAACGTTCGACGTAACGAAGAATTCCGAGTTGTCCAGTGTATCGGGGCGTTGTGCGTCAATAGCACCACGCAATGCAGCGAGAACGCCGTTAGTATCGAGAACCAATACTTTTTCAGTCATTTTGCTATCCTTGTACTGCTTGATAATACCGCCGTTAGTGAAGATACCGTAACCAGTTGCTTCTTCCGATACATTACCGTCCAGCCAAGCCAAGCGAAGCAAGTCAGCTTCCAATACCTTCAATACCTCGGACTGGATAAAGCCAGCCAATTCGGTTTCGGAGAAGTTGTCATCCAGGTTGATACCCTTCGCTACCATCTTACCCCACAAGCTTTGCAAGCAAATCTCGATAGGTAGTTCGATAGGTGCGTGCTGGTAATACTTAACCTTATCGGCTACGCTATTATAGAAATATTCTTTGCCACAGCCTGCTGATTTACGCAATGCCTTGTCAGCTGCTGTAAGGGAAACAACGGGCGTACCGTTAGGAATACCGTTCATCACTGTAATACCTTGTGAGATTTCACCAGCCAGTCCGACGGTTAAAGAAATAACCTCGTTAAGTGAGTTGAGGTTCAGTTTGTTAAGGTCTGTAAATGTAAAAGCCATAATCTTTTGTTTTTAATTATTTGTTGTAAAATCTTTTAGCTGCTTCTGCTACAGCCTCTTTAGACAATTTTGTTTCTTTCTTCTTCGGCATATTAACCGCTGGCACACCGGGTTTCGCTGTCGCTCTGCTAAATTGAGCCGTCATAGCCTCCAGTTTTGCGGTGAGTTCAGTAACCGAGGCTTCCAAAGCTGCCATACGGTTTGCAAACTCTTCGGGTACATCGGCAGTAACCGGGGTTTCAATTTCGACTTCGCTGTCTTCTACTTCCTCTTCTACCTTGGCTTCTACGCTTTCGATAACACCGTTTGCAATGGTGATAACGAGAACGCCGTCCTCTACCTGCACTTCTACTTTGCCGTCCGGGTGAACGTTGCCTTCGCTATCGAAAACCTTGTCACCGATAGCCATTGTTTCGCCTGCTGCTTCAATAGTGATACTTGCACCGTCTACGGTTTCAACCGTCTCTGTTGCAAAGCTTGACTTCTTGAATAGAGAAGCGAAAGAACTAAAAAATTTGTTCATCTTCTTTTCGTTTTGATTATTAAATAAGCTTGTGGTGGCTGCTGGAAGACCTACCAAATCGCATGAGTATAACTCAAAAAATTCGGTAACGTCCAGCACATCACCGTTTAATGTCTGATTGTTTATGCCTACCACTGAAACGCCCAACATATCGGGTTCGTTCTTTATCATCTCTGAGATGAATTTTGCCTCGGATGGATATGCGGCTTGTAGGGCTTCGGACAATTCCAAATCGGCGTAGGCTACACCGTCTTCATAAATGAAGTTAGTGAATTTTCCTAAATAGCCGTCCAGCATATCCGCCCCGTTATGGGTGCGCCTGCAGTGGATAGGCTTTAGGTTGCCGAGCGTTACAACGCTTTGAACTGCTGTCTCCGTAATGACTAACGGAAATTCCTTGCCTTCATGTACTCCAAAATTGGTAGTAGCCCCGGCTTGAATAATTCTAAGTTTTTTAAATTTCATATAATTTGTCTTTGTTGTAACTCATGCAAAGATAGGCAGTATCTATTGAACTGCCATCTCTGTACGAGTTAATGGTTTAAAATGTTGCCAGACCTTGAACTACTGACACGTTGTTCTGTCCGCTGTTAATGTCCTGCACCGATACAACGGGGTTAGGCATGCTCATCACTGCGTCAATCACGACCCCGGCAAGCTGGTTAATACTTTCGTTTGATAACTTCATACTTCCAGCTTGCTTAACTACTCGGTTAGCTTCGGAAAGTCCGGCAACCATACCACCATCGGCGAACTTGTAAAGCCCCGAGGTACCGAACGAGTTGCCCCCGTGTGCTTCATTGAGTGCAGACAGTGCGTTAATCTCGGCGCTCGCTGTCTTCTTCATGATATAAACGTTTTCACCGCCTTCAGCCTCGAACACCTGCCCATTATCACCCCAGAACGTTACACCGCCTTGTGCATGGGAGCGCCCGTATATTTGACCACCCTTTGCATATTTCTTGACCGATGTGTTAATTTTCGTATCGGGGTCTTTCTGTTTTGCAATCGTAGCGACTTGCTTCATACCAAAGGCAATCACGATAGCGGCTTGTGCAATACCGAATATACCACCGCTTGCCAGCGCTTTTGTTGCACCTAAGTAAGTATTTATTGTCGCTTGAACAACCGCAAATGCCTTACCGATAGCACTTTGCTCTCCTAACAGTGTTGACATTTGTCCTGCAAGGCCTGCGGTCATTGCCAACTCTGCGTTAACGCGTGCCTTGGTGTTCTCCTCCTTTGCCTTCTCATATTTGGCCTGTATCAACGCGGCGTTAGCTCCTATCTTCTCGGCTGCTGCCATCTCTTGCTCGTATTGCGCATCAAGCTGCATCTGTCGCATATCGAATTCGTTAGTAACTTCTGCCATCTTAAGTTCGTGCAGGTTCGCCGCGTCCATCGCTTCGCGTTCCCTCATTAAGGCGTCTTGTTCCTCTTTACGTTGCATTTCCAACTGCTGTATGCCCAAATTAAATTCGGCTTCCTTGTTGGCGTATTCCTGCTTTGAGATGAGACCTTGTTCCAATCTGTACTTTTCAAGTTTTAAACTTTCCTCTACGTATGCTTTTTCGTTTTCTATCTTCATTCCGATGGTGTCGTTTTCCAGTTCCTTAGCTTGCATCGAAAGGTTAAGAGCCGTTAACGCTGTCTCCATCTGCTTTATAGTAGCCTCTTGCAAGGCGCGCTTTTGATTCTCCGCGTCTTGCGCTGCCTTTACTGCGGCTTGTGCCTTTGCTGCCTCGGCGGCCTTATAAGCTGCTGCGTTGGCCGCTATCTGCGTCTTTACAATACCGCTTGCTTGGTTCTCCAACTCTTTACGCTGTGCGATATAATCGGCTTGGCGTGCCTGAAGGTCCGCAAGTGCTTGCATCTCGGCGCGTCTGTCTTCCTTGCTTGTGTAACTCAATTCGTTTTGCGCCTTGATTTGATTGTACTTCTGTTGCAGCACGTCTATTTCGGCTTTTTCCATCTGCTTGGAAATCGCGATAGCCTTTTGAGCTGCTGCGTTTCGTTCCTCCGCGGTCTTTAGCTGGTCTCCTACAATGGTACGTTGCGCCTCGAGTTCCCTGCGCATCGCCGACAACGTTACAATGTTGTTTGTTTCTGCCTCGTATATTGCCAGCTCCTGCTTGGTGAGTGCTTTGGCTGCGTTCGCTGCCTTTGTGGTCTCCTCGGTAATAAGACCGATAGACGAAAGCAAGTTGACAACCTTTTCCGTTATCCATTCGAAAGCCTTTGCCACACCCCCGAGAAGCTCGGTAACACCGTCCAGTATGCGCGAGAAGATAACTTCAAACGGAGCGAATGCCGCCTTTAGGTTTGCCGCCATCTCACTGTTACGTTTCATCAGCTTCTCAATCGTAGACACGAGAACAAGGATAACGGAAACTACCGCCAATATCGGGTTCGCTTTCAATGTAGCGTTAAACACTTTTAAGACATTAACACCACCCGAAAGAGAGGTAGCCATAGCCGCTGTAGCCCCGGAAAGCCCCTGCGTGCTTGACATCGCCTCTTGGATGCTCTCCGCATAGTTACCTACGTTCCTACGGTTATCGCCTACAGCCTTTTCCATGTCCTTAAGGCGGTCGCTTATCTCTTTTGTTTCGGTCACAAGCTTTTGTCCCTCGTCCGTGTTGTTGCGCGTCGCTGCGCTCATCGCGTTTAGCTCCTTAGTGTTCTTCGCCAACTGTGCCCGGAGCGCGTCTACACTGTCCTCCTGGCTGTTTAGGAGCGTCGTGTTCGTCTTTATCTCGCGGTTGTTATCGGAGATTGAGGCGTTAACGTCCAACAACTGCTTTTTCAATTCTATTTGCGCCTTTGCCGCATCGCCTACCGCCTTTTTATATTCGTCTTGTCCGATTGTCCCGGCTTTGTACGCCTTTCCTGCCTCGTCCAACTGCTTCTTCTCGTCCTTAAGTGCTGCCATTAGCTGGCTCTTTGTCTCGGCCAGTTCGACGGACTTTGCTATAAGAGCGTCCAGCCCGTCGAGGGCGGAAGACGTATCAAATGAGAGGTCGAGTAGAGTAACTTTTTCTGTTGCCATAATCCAAATTATTAATTTTTAACTGCGATTAACGTAACGTTCGCATTTCCCGTTGACGGGTCCCAATTGCTTAGCGTTCTAAGGTAGAACCAGTGGTTAAGCTCACCTACGAAATAAAGCGCGTCGGACTTCATTTTCTGTATATCGAAATACGATAGGTTCATTTTAGCCGTTACCTGCCAACCCGGGGAGAAACGGTCGTAATGCCCTGCTATCGTAGCGCGATAACCGCTCGCGCGGTTGAAATAGTTATCGGGTACGTACGAGCCTGCCAACCTAATCATAGAGGCATATGGTCTTTGTGCACCGGGGTTCACGGGGAACGCGCTCTCACCTACCGTCTCCTGCGTAGGTATGGCGCCACCGTAACCGCCTACCGTCTGCTTAAGCGAGCCTACCTGCACCGCGTACGTTCTTGCGGCGCCAGCGGTTTCTGAAACCTTTATACTTGATTGGTCTATTTTCCCCGTCCAGTCTACCCGGTACGTAGAACTCGTAGACGGGTTGATAAACGGTTTGAGCGTCAACGCAAACGGTTTGGACTTAAATTCATACGTCCAGCAAAACGCTTTGCAGAATGCCTGCACAATACCGAAAGGCGTATCTATTCCCATTGTTTCCACCAAGTCCCAAGCATAGGTCGGGGCGGTAACCGAATTAATCTTGAACGATATGAAATACGCTTCCGTATTCGGCACGGTGGTAATCGGTGTGCCCGAATATACCATAGACGAGGCGGAGGTAGTGAAACCAAAGTTCAAATCGTGTGTCGGTCTTGGCGTAACCAAACAAGACGTAGAACCCGTGCTTACCGGGCTGTACTTGTAATTGCCATCGGGTCTTACCGCACCGCGTGCAAACGCCAAAGCGAATGTACCGCCGTTGCTTCTAAGATAAACCGTAGCAGGAGCAGAAGGTGGGAGAACAATAAACGAATCGTCGGTAAACCTTAAATCGAATTCCGAACCAGTCATGTAGGTAAAACACGTGGCTACCTCGTTGTTCTCCGCTATCATGTAGTTGGCTGCATATACCGAGCCATCCAATCCGTCGTGCGCGCCTTTAAAAACCAATTGGCTTTCCGCGTCCTTGTATTCCCCTGCTGTTTTAGTTACCCGGTCTGCGATGTATGACATAAGCAAGGGCGTTGACCCGTTTGCCGCATATATCGTAGGTATGGTAACGTCGTTCGGGTACGCGTAATTAAGGCTATCTATATACGTCGAAAACTGATATGCCGGTGTTTCGAGTTTAGGTATTGCCACCACCGGGGCGCGCAATGACGAAAGCTTAGATATGTTTTCTATCAGTTCAATGCTATACCCGTCTTCGTCTGCCGTTACCCGTACACGGAACAAACCGCTGCCGAACGGAATATTAAAGCCCCCGAAGAACACTTCTGCCTTGTAGGGCGATGTTCTTATGAACCTTCCCGGGAAACGCTCGGAACGGAATACCCGGTCATTTACTTCTGAACGCGGTACGTTGATTGTCCCGGAGTAACTAACCGTTTGCTCCGTGAACTTTAAAGGGTCCGGGTTGTTGATAGTAAGCTTCACCGAGTTAGCGGAAACACCGTCTATCACTTCACCATTAATTCGTATTGTTAAATCCATATTGTTAAGGTTCTATAATTTCAAACTTGCATTTAAACGCGGCTACTCGTCCCGTCGCACCGCCTTGTATGTTCAATGCGTTCGGGTTCTGTATCGTAACGCGTGCCCACTGGTTGGTGGCCAAAGGGAATACCCCGGCAACTTCTCCCGAGCGCGAAAGCCAGTACAGCGCGTTTTGGTTATCGTCGGTTACTACTATATTTATCGTAACGTCGTAGGACAACACACGGTTGCCACCCGAGTAGTTAACCAGGTAGGTAGGCACAATACGGTATTGGTCAAAATACATCGTATCATAAGCCCCTTTGCTGTTAAGCCATCGAAGCGTTACCCGTTTTTTGGGGTCGGGGCAATACGGGTATTTACGTTCAAAACGTGCGTAGCCCCATACGCCGGCATCGTTTGCGGTTCTAAACTCTCTCATGGGCTGGTTTGAACCGTTCGAGAAGTTGGTATTTGACCACACCGCGGATGTACCTGTACCGTTGTTTCTGTAACGTAGTCTACCGTCCGAGTTTGCTGTAGTCTGCCCGTATCTCAAAGCAAAGTTAAACGGTGTACCCGTTAATGGGCTGTTAAGGAACGGAGCACAGCTAAAGTCCAATTGGTTAAACAGCCCGTTCCCGTAGTCGGATAGGTTGCGCGTGCTCGCGTTTATCGCAAACGTTCCATATGCTATAGGCGCGTGGATAACGCGTATCGTGATAGATTTCAGCGTGCCCTCCACGTATTGTATTGACACGTTATCCACGAAGTCGGTAAACCCCAAGCCTGCGTTAATGCTCTCCGTTATGCTCGGCGTGGCTGCTGCCATCATCGACACATCCAATACCGCGCCCTCGTATGGGGTAACCGTGGCTGCTGCCTTCTGTGCTCCGTTGCGTGAATAGATAAGGGCTATACCGGTAACCGAGCCTACCTGCTCCAGTCGTATAGGGCGATAAATACCTGCGCCAATTCCGTATATGGCTATGTAGCCAGCCGCCGTTGCCGTATCGTTAGTTAATAGATTTCTTATAATCATTGTTTTTTAGTTAAAATGGTTAATATCTCTGCCCTTACTATCCGGGACACCTCTACTGTGATACGTTGCACCATCTCGGGGGTTAGTATCTTGCTTGCTACGCCTCCTTCGTTGTGCTCGTTGGGTACTTTAATACCGTCGCGCTTGATAACGTATGCTATTGCGTATGCCGCTTCTTCGGGTATGTCCGTACCGGCGTTCGCGTTCTTGTCTTTAATCCACTGCTTAATGGCAGAAACGGGTGGGAAGCTGCCAGCCGCCCTCCCGTCCTCCATCTGGTAGATGTACGCCGGGCTTTCTATCTTAACGCCGCCTGCGTACTCTATCACTTCAGTTTCCCTATCGAAGCGGCCCGAAGCGTTAAGCCTCATGCGATAGTAGTTAGCTACTATCTCGTCGCGTATCTGCCTAACTAATTGGGTAACTTCCTTGTTCATAGTTAAATATACTTAAGCCAGCTAAAATGTTTCCTTGTCTTTGGGTAGTACACATTGTGCTCGTTGCTGTAGGCCTCCTTCTCAAAACTCATACGGTTGTATGGCTTGTCGTTCGGGTCGCATGGCTTCTTCTCGAAGCACCAACCGAAGAAGCGAATAACGTACTCAATACCGTACCACAAGTAAAACGGCACGTACAGCATCTCGCGCATTTGCATCGTGTGGATGCGTTCGTGTCTTAACGTCTTTTCGCTTATAACCGCGTCACCACGTACGAAGAGAACGCCGAATAGGTTAATAGCCTTGAAGCCTTTAACCGGGATAAAGTTGTTCCAAATGATTTTCATATTCTTTTTGTTTTTAAACAGTGCACAAAAGTACGAAGTAAACCATCAGAAAGCAAACGGTATTAAGTTCACGCCCCGTACTTGTAAGCGTCGAACGTTGCCTCCCAACCCGATTTGATGGTGTCGTACTGGTTCTGTACTTTAGCGATACGGAGCGAGCCAATCTCGTAGCCGCATATGAAGCTCTTAAGCATCTCATGCAACAGTAGGTCTGTGCGTATCAACGTTGCAATCTCTACGGCATCGTCTCGCATATAAGCCGAGGTACCCATGCAGCGGATGACTACCGTGTAGGCGCTTGTCCCCGGTACGTTCGTATCCGTATAGCTTCCAGTCGTTACGTCAAGCGTAAAAAAGTCGTCACTCAATTCATTAGCCGCTACGTTCTGTACGGCGGTATCTCCGAATATCAGCGTTTTGCCCAGTGCTGTTGCCCGGGCGTTCGCTGTGTTAATTATTGTTTCAAAAGTCATAACTATCTGTTTTTCATTTGTTGTTTCTTCATTTCTCGCTTCTCCTTCTCTATCTCGTCATTGCGTTTGGCGATGGCAAGCATAGCGTCCGAGTAGTTGATTTGCTTCGCGTCCTCAAAGCTACAGTGGAAAAGCTCTGCTGTAATCTGCACAAGCCCGAGAAGGTTCTTTGCTTGTTTAATCGTCTCGTCACCCGTCAACGCGCTTTCGCCCGTTTGCTTCATGTTCTGGAACACGATTTGCTCGAGACCGTCCGCGATTTCCATCTGTGACACTATGAACTTGTCAAGCTTCGCGGCATCGAGAATCGTCTCGGCTTCGTAGTTGTCATCAGTCCATGCCTTGATGCGCCCGTTTGCGTCCTCTGCACGGCGCGTTTCAAGCATAGGCCATAGAGTTATACCCTCGACGTCTCTAAGTCTGTACACGGCTTTCCCATTGCGCGTAGCGACTTGTGAAGGTCTACAGTACTTAATCATATCCTTAAGCAACTTCTCCTCGTCCTTGGTTATTCGGACCGTTCCGTTTGCCGGTAGGTTAGCAACTCTTAATAAAACCTTTCGGTTGTTAATCGCTGTTATGCGATAAATCCATTTCAAAATAAACTTTTTCATTATTTGGGTCGGTATTTACGTATCAAGAAGTCCACACCGTAACGGAGCGCGTCGAGTGCGTGGTTCCACGCGTCTATCGCCTCGTTGGTGTATGTGTCCGATACTTCGTCCTTAATCCATTTGTAGTTATCCAGCTCGTCAAGTAGCTTAACGGAACGCTTTGTTACGTGCAACCTGAACTGCTTCACCTGGGCGATGCCTGCCGCTACGGAGCCTCGCCCCTTAACACACGGTATTGCTTTGATACGCTTCTGCTGTAGCTCCACGATACTCTTTTGCTCTGCACTATCGCACACCGTTATCACGCGGTTCAGGGCATTAGCGTGCAAGTAGTCCGCTATATGGCTGTTAAGCAAGCCTTGTTCATAGCAAAGCAAGTCTACATATAAGTCCCAGCCCTCCATGCGTATATCGACTATCGCGGTAGGGTCATTCACGAAACCGAAGTCAAGCCCGAGACATCTACCCGTGTAGGTTTCCGGCATATCGTCTATAACTTCGTACTCGGGGTAAACGTTACCCTCTACACCACCCGTCAAGCCCTCACCATACACACGCCACCAGTTGGCATCGTCCTTGTTCTTCTCGATGGCTGCGACTTGTTCGGGGGTCAAGTACGGGTTATCCTTGTACGTCGAATGGATAGTTACGTATCTGTCACCTACGAACTCGGTCTCACCCCAGAACTTCCGTACCGGGTTGTAGTCGATAATGACCTTTTTACGTGTACGGATATCAAGCTGCCTAAAGATTTCCCGGGGTATGCTTTGCGCCTCGTTTACGAAAAGTATATCACGTGCCGGACCGTGCACCTTGCCGGCGTTATCACATGAGAAGAACTCTATTATCGTGCCGTTCGGGTATTCGTACGTACTTTCTGTTTTATTAAATTTGTTCTCGTCCCAATACCCCTCGGCTGCTACCATGGCTTTAAAGTCACGGAGCATACCGCGTTTTACCATAGGGAACGTAGCCGCTACGCACGAGATAACAAGCGGTTGGGGGTTGTTCAATGCAAGTATGTGCAGCATCTGTAGGGTTGCCCATGTCTTGCCGCTACGTGTACCGCCTTTAGAGGCAACACCGCGTATCTTCGGGTCTACGAAAGCCGCCAATATCTTTTCAAAAGTAAAGGTAACGTTCATGCTCTAAATATCTCCTAATTTTTGTAGGTTCTTCACAGCGTCCTCTGAAAGCACGTTAACCTGCATAGCCTTCGTGCCTGCTTCCTTACCGTTGCTTGTAACGTCCTTAAGGTCTCGTAGTCCTCGGAGTTTTGCCATGTAGTTAGCATCAACCACGCCGGCGAGCGCGCTCTCGTCCATATCGGTTGCGATGAGTTCCGCGATAAGGGCATACCCGGTCAATAGGTTTGCCGCGTCTTCGTTCCCATCGTCTGCCAGCTTTTCAAGTCGGGCGCCGTTCTTCTTGAACGCTTGCATAGTCCATCCGATGAAAAGGCAGAAGCCGCCAAGCGAGGGCGCACGTTTCTTCTCTATGGGTACCTTTTGCCCGGCTGCGTTCCCACCCTTTAGGACTTCATAAGAAATGAACGGGTTCCGCGCACAGAAGTCCATGTACTCCGCTACGTAATCTACGCACTCCTCGACGGTCGACAACGTAGCGCCTTTGCAACCGCGCGTCTGCACAACCTCATAAAGTTCCTTGCACTTCTTCAAATCGTTTTTGGGGGCCGGGGCTTTGCCCGTCGCTTGTCCCTTGGTGATTGCCGCTTTTGTATCCGGGGCGGCTTCCTTCTTTGCTCTTCCTGCCATAGTTTGTTTGTTAGTTGGTATTAATAAGGCATCGCTCGTGTGTGCTCGCGGTCTCTTAAAGAGATGCACAAGTAGTAGACCAGTAGTTGGACTACTCGGACTACTCACGTCGTTTCCAATCATGGCACAAAGGTAGGCAACAAATCGCACCGGACCAAACAACGGGCAGTTAGGCCTTTTCTACAAATAAAGTTTACAAATGAATTATATTTACACGCTGGAACACACAAACACGGTAACTACCTATCTCTCTGTTAGTTGCAGGCACCTGCACAGATACGCATCGTTTTTTCTAAACTTTAATATAGAATATAGTATATTTTATACCCCTCAAAATACACTATTCTCCAAAATAATGTTTTACCCCTCTTTTATCTGTGTATCTGTACATATA